CCAAACGCAATTAAAAAAGCTACATATCTACTAGCGTTCGAGCTGGCTAATGACACGGACGCGATTACAGGGAATACCGGCGATAAGGGGTTATACGAAGAAGTCGAACTCGGAGACCTCAAGGTCAAGTACAACACTGCTAGCCAAGCTACTGGAACTGTCAATAACGTATTCGACGTTTACCCTTGGCTGCAGTCTTATCTTGGTGCTTATTGTCTTGGAGGTTCTGGCTCTTATCAAGTTCGTATGGTGAGGGGTTGAGATGTCACTTGTAGACAGCACTTTTAAGTCAATCCCCAAGGATTTACTGGACGAATGGGGCCAAGACATCACGCTTGTCAAGACGACAACGCCACGCACTTACGACCCAGCAACAGGTGCTGTGACTGGTGCGGATACGTCTGTTGTGCTCAAAGGTTTGATTTCTAATGTTTCAGCAAGAGAAAGCGAAGGGCTTTATCAAACAACTGACATCAAGGTGATTCTTGGTGGTGATGAGTTGAACTCTTACTATCCGACTGAAGCCGACCGCATTCAGTATTCACAAGCTGGTGTGACTAGAGAAGCGAAGATTTTAAATGTGTTGAGCTTTCGGGGTGAAGATCCTTTGCTCCACACGATTATTGCGAGGCCGCAATGATTTTTAAAAAGGCTAAGGATTTAATTGAACGATTAGATCAAGACGTGTCTTCACTGGCGTTGCTTAGCACTATCAAGGCCGCCGAGCGCACCGTACAAGAGTTGCAGCAGGAAGGCCCAAGCTGGACTGGACGATTTTCTAACTCTTGGGAAATAAATGGACCTCAAGGCCAACAAGTAAAAGGCAACGGGCAGCCTGGTGAGCCTCGTCGAGTCAGTTTTCCGAAAGCTCCTTTTACGGGGCAGCAAGCTCTTCGAGTGCTGGGTCGAACAGGGTTTACCACCAATAAAGTGGTATTTAAGATTGATAACTTCAGCCCTTGGGCTGCTTATGCCAGCGATTTAGCTGATGGTAAATTTGCTCCTCGCTCTCCAGAGCCCCAAACGCAGTTAGGAAGGAGCAAGTGGGAAAGGTCAGGCCAGGCTCGCCCTAAAGGGGCTCATCGTAGATACCAGACCAGTGGAGGAGGAGCTGGAAATGCTTCTCGTACAGCAAAGGAAAATTGGCTTACTGATTACATCAATGGCGGTAGGCTGGACAAAGCCATCCAGATTGAAGTGGACAAAATGCTTCGCAGGCTATGAGATACCAAGCTGTTCGAGCTGCAGTTGAGTCACCCATCCAGACAGCGTTTGGGGCATTAAGCCCTGCAGTGCCTGTCTTCTTCGACAACATCACCGCCGCTCCAGAAAATTCAACAACAGAATATATCAAAGTATCTTTAAGTTTTGGATTAACTACAGAGCAAGGATTGACCACTAATTTTGACCGAATTAGAGGATCTATTGTAGTTCGTGTTTACACCGAAAAAGGCAAAGGCCCCGCAAGAAATCAGACGTTGGTAGACACAGCAGTCACAACGCTGCTTAGTTTAAGTGCGTCAACTAGAGCGGCTACAGGCATTTATCTTCGCCCTGGAGTAGTTAATGGGCCTACTTTTTCAACAACTGAACAATCTCCCCACATGATGGGGCGTATAGACGCTGGCTTTATTGCTGAAGATCACGGTTAGTTGTTTCGCTGACAGCACGCTAAGCTGTATGAGTCCGGGTTTCGCCCGTAAGTCCACCATTCTCAGTACCACGAATGGCTACCGTCCTTTCGGGCACCTCTGGAGCCCTTTATTACAAGCCAGCTGGCACATCTGGAACCTTTAAGGCTGCAGATGTCACCAACGCTAGCGATTCCATCAAAGTCGGAACGTTTCTGAACTTCAAAGTAAACGACAAAGTTTCGTTTACTGCTGGCGGAGGCACTCTTCCCGGCGGTTTAGCCGAAGGAACTCCTGTTTTCGTCAAGACCTACACCGCCTCTACTGGCGCAGCAACGTTTTCTGCAACAGCAGGCGGTTCCGTACTTGCCCTGTCAAACGACGGGACTGACGGCACCAGCGCCTTCACGATTGCGTTTACCGAGTTTCAAGCAGTTGCAAACGTGCGCTCTTGGAACTTTGAAGTAACCCGTGAAGAGATTGATGTAACAAGCATCGGTGGCACGCTAGGCCAAACCGCACCATTCCGAACCTTTATCTCCGGCTTTGCGGATGGCACAGGTTCAGCCGAGGTTTACTTCACTGACGACGACACCGGCATTTCGGCTCGTTTGATTGAAGACGTTACTCAGCGCAACCAAGCTGGTGCAACTTTCAAGCTGTATATGGACGCAGTTGTTTCAGCTGGTACGCCAGACGATGCAGCTAGTCGTTCCATTTCAATGGAAGCGGTGCTGACTTCCGCAAGTTATTCAGTTACTCCTGACGACGCACAGGCAGTATCAATTAACTTCCGTCCAACTGCAGCTCCTACATTCGACTTCGCTAAGAGCTAATAGTCGATTGATGATAAAGAGGCCCCTGACATTGTTAGGGGCTTTTTTAGTGCTAGTGTAGTAAGACAATTAGTTGTAACTCATGGCATTACGCGCCATTGACCGTCTCAAGAAAGCCGCAAATTTAGAAGCAACAAAAAGAGTCGTTACTCTTTCGGACGACAGCAAGTTTGAAATGTGGGTTACACCACTGACGATGGCAGAACGTGAACGCGCCCAAAAGCGTGCTGGATCGGATGACGCCAATGCGTTTGCTTTACAGCTACTGATTACGAAAGCTAAGGATGAAGTGGGGGAGTCTTTGTTTCTGGCTGGTGAAGTTGATGTATTAAAAAACGAGGTGAAGGATAAGGATTTGCAGGCTTTGATGCTGGCAATTTTGACTGACGACGAAGAAGAAGAGGCAATCGACCCAAAATCCTAAGCGCCGAGCTTCGGAAGGACAACTGGCTCATGCTGCAATTTGGTATTGCCAAGGAGCTTGGTATGAGCTTGTCGGAGCTACGGTCGACGATGACTGCAGAAGAGGTCTTGGGTTGGAGCGCGTATTTTAAAATTGTCAATGAGGACCAAGAAGCGGAGATGCGAAAAGCTCGTCGTCGAAGGTAGACTGCGATAAGTTTGCGCGAGGTGCTGTGGCTTATCAGAGCGAGATCGAATTTCGCGTAAAAGTCCTAGATAGCGAGCTTAAGGAGTTAGAAAAACGTTTAGAAAAACTACAAAACCCTTTTGCTGCATCAGGCAAGCGAAGGCCGACAGCTGCGAGAGCCGCTGGTGTTCGTGCTCAGAAAGAAGAAGCCGATCTTATTAGGCGAAGTATTGAAGACCTGGATCGTTTACGCGAAACAAAAGCGCAAAAAACCCAGCAAACAAATCTAAGACGTGTTCGTTTTCTCCGCGATCAACGAATACAGGCGGCGCGTGATGTCGCAAACGCAGAAAAAAAGTTTTCCGCAGATCAACTTAAAAGGGATAAAGCCGCTATTGCAAGTCGTCAAAGGTTAGAAAAAGCTGCTGCTTCGGGAAGGTCTAGAAAATTTCAAGACATTGCAACAGGTGCTGGCTTTCCACTGTTGTTTGGCGGCGGCCCGCTCCAGGCAGTAGCAGGCGGCATCGGTGGAGCATTAGGTGGCTTAGGCGGGTCAATTGCTTTCAGCGCAATTACTGCACAGGTCGAAGCGTTCGCGACAGAAGCCGCAACGGTTGGCCAAGCCTTGAACTCAACCGGTGGTGCGTTGGAGTTAATGCGTGAAAAATCTTTGTTCAGCACTGATGCGGCAAAGGAACGTGCTGCTGTTTTGGAAGAGCTGGGTCAAGTAGAGGAATTGGCAGCGCATCTTGGCCAGGAAATGGCAAAGGCGATTGGCAATGAAGGCGTCAAAGCGTTGCAAGATTTAGGCGAAACAAGCAAAGAAACAACAAGACTTTGGAACTTACTGACTGTGCAGTTATTCAAGTTAATCTCTGGTCCACTTAATGCCTTCTTAAAGATTGTCAATCAGGCTCTTGGCGGCATTACGGTACAGCAACAAGTTGGCGCTCGAAAGGCAGACCTTGGAGCGGATGGCGCAGCTGCACTGGATGCGCGAATTGCTGAGTTGGCGGCAGGAGACACCTCTCGCCTAACCAACTTGCAGAAGAGAAAGGGATTTAAAGGCACTGGAGCGTTAAGTCTGACCGAGGCCCGGAAGCAAGCTTTGGGCGAAGCCCAATTCCAAGTTGCTGCTAAGCCGCTTCCAATTACTGAACAAGATCGAAGAGATTTTTCAGTCAGCGGCGGGGATAAAGCTGCCAAGGATGAAGCACGTCTACAGCAAAAGTTGGCAGCACTTGAGCAAGAAAGGCAGAAGACACTTGAGATCTCTGCCTTTAAGGACAAAATTGCTGCGGCTGAAGCTGCAAGCGATTCACAACTTGTTATTCGTTTACAAGGTGAGCAACGAATTGCTCAGATTGAATCCAAGCGTTTAACAGATCTGACAAAGGTCAAAGATCAACGATTGATCGACGCGATCAACATCAGCGCAGCAACCGAAAAGCTTGCAGCGCAGCGTCAAACTGAGCGTGAAATTACGGAAGAACAGCGCCAGCGCCAGGAACTTTTTGACACAACGATCGAAGGTCTTGAGCATCAGCTTCTAATGACAGAAGCAACCAGTCAGGCGGAGCGAGATCGCCTGAAGATTGCAAAAGAGATGAAAAAGCTTGAAGACAAAGGGCTTACAGATGATCAGGTAGGGCAGGCTGGCAGCATCATGGAGAAGCTAGCTGTAGCGCAGCAGCCTTTAAATGCATTCATTCGTAAAGCCACCGAAGACCTAAATAATTTGCAGCAAGTTGCTGTTGATGTTTCTCAGGGTATTGGCAATGCAATTGGCGGTTCACTGGTCAACGGTTTGCAGGGGTTGGTCACTGGAGCGACATCAGTCAAACAAGTATTTGCCGACATGTTGAAGAGCGTGGCTGACGTATTAGCCAAAACTGCTTCACAAATGATCGCTCAATATATTGCGATCGGAATTGCAAAAATGTTTGCTGGAATGGGCGGCGGTGGTGAGGGTAACACCAGAAATTTTGATCTTGTTGGGCAGTATATGGCTGAAGGTGCCTATGCCCCCGGCGGGTTTGAAGCATTTGACCAAGGTGGTGTAGTTAGCAAGCCAACTCTTGGTCTTGTTGGTGAGGGTGGCGAACCTGAATACATCATTCCTCAGTCCAAGATGCGTGAAAGCATGTCGCGTTATTCGCGCGGTTCACGCGGTGGTGGTGTTATTCCTGATAATCGTGGCGGTTCTGCAAGCGAAGATGGCGGCGCTGCAGTTGCCGCTCCAATCGATGTTCGCTACACCGTGGAACGTATCAACAGCGTTGATTATGTAACCGCTGAGCAGTTCCAATCTGGAATGCGAAACGCAGCGGCACAAGGCGCACAACGCGGTGAACAAAACACGCTAAAACGAATACAGATGAGCGGTGGCACTCGTAAGAGGTTGGGTCTATGACAAGTTTTGCCTTTGGCCATGCGCTACGAATAAAGCCTGAGCAAACAGAGCTTTACCGTTTTCAGAACTTTTTTATCGGCAAAGAGATTACGCATTCTGGTTCTGGCTATCAGTTTGTGCCGTTTGGTTTTTCGGGCGTAACAGTCAATCGTACGGGTGACGGCTTAGAAGCAGCGCTTGTTTTCCCGAATAACGGCTTGTCTCGTGCCTGGGGCGTTAGTGCAATCGAAGGCAGTTGGCTGATGGAAGTTGACGTGTTGATTATTGAAGACCCAGACCCTGATACAGGCTTGGCAACAACAAACACGATTGTTCACACCTACACCGGCCAAGTGACAGGCGGGCAATGGGACAACACTTCGCTGAATTTAGAGCTGAGTTCAGTGCTTGATGCTGTTGGAACGGACGTACCAAGGCGCACGTTGACGCAACGAATTGTGGGCAACTTGCCAGTAAGCAATAATGTCCGGCTGCGCTGATCTGATTGGGATGCCGTATCGGCTAGGTGCTGACGGCAGCGATGGCCATATTGACTGCATCCACTTGTGTTATGAGGTTTGGAACGAGCTTGGCATCACAGCGCCAGCATTCAAGCAATCCTGGTACGAAGCAAGCAAGTGGGAAGTATCGCGTGATTTATTGAACTGGGGTTTTCGGGTCAAGAAGCCTGAGTATGATGGGGATATTCTGCTGTTACCGCAGCAATCCTGGGCATTCGCAGTCACATGGCAGACGGGAATCTTGTACGTCAATCGAATGTCAGAGAAGGTGCAATGGTCTTCGGCCCGTCTGTTTACGACGTACCACTGCTTCCGTACGAAAGGGAATTAATCAAGACAATTGGAATTACAGAAAAAGAGTATCAACTGTTTGCGGCTGAAGTTAGGCAGCGCGGTCGATTAAGACCTGCAGAGTACGAGCATCTTCCTGATATTCAAGCTCTTGGGACTGAGTCTTTAATTGTGCTTGGGATAAGCCTTTTACTGACCGGCGCTTCTTATCTGCTAACGCCAAAGCCCAAGATGCCTTCGGCCCCTAAGTCAGGCCGCGTTGATTTAGAAAGCATTAGTGGAGCAAGCCGGTTTACCCCATCTAGAGGGTTTGAAACCATTAGTGAGCTTGCAGATTATTCCTCACCAATACCCATCATCTTTGGGTTGTATGACGAAGCAAGAAAGATCGGCGGCATGTTAACCGTGCCAAAGCTTGTCTGGTCACGGATGCTCAGCCATGGCACACAACAACAAGCAAGGCTTTTATTCGTAGTTGGCGAGCAAGGTGTAGCCGACGATGGAATTGCTCAGCCAAGATTAGAAGGCATTTTTCTTGGCAACAATGCTTTAGACACTGTCTACAAAGATTTCTTCGCTTTTTACTGGAAGAAAGGTTCTGCGGCAGGAGGCAGCAATCGGGTATTAGCAGGTGACTTGATAGAAGGAACTCGCGGCGATCTCGCAAGTGGTGATCCGTCTACTGAAAATGATGCAAGTGCTGAAGTTTTTGTTTGCCCAACAAACGTTCAAGACCTTGATACAGCGTTTTGCCATGCATATACGCCAGCAAACAACACTGAGTTTGGTGCGTATGGAGCAATACCAAATGGAACAGGTTATCGCTTAAATTATCAAGTTATTACCGTACCCAGAGACAACATAAATAAAACAGCGCAAAGAGTAAACATAGTCAAACGTCTCAAAATTATCGGTGATCTAAACCTGGGGCGTGACGGTGGTGGTGATGTAGAAGCCGGAACAAAACCCAAAGACAACAATGCGTACTTGCATACGGTGCAGGATCAGCATCATGAAGGCGAAGGTCGTCAATACAGCCCACGAATGGGAGTCTGGAGTTTCAGAAGCCCTGGCGGCTCACTTATAACAGTTGATGGAAGCTTTAGTGGGCAAAAAAAAGCAGTATTAGATGTAGCAAAAGAAGACGAAATAAACTTTAGGATTTCTGCAACCGAAATTCCTTCAGACGCTTATGAAGGTAGAAAAGATCAGGCTGGCGAAAAGGTCGATGATATTAATTCAACAGTTCGATCGGAGCAGTTGGCGGCAGATGATGCGATGCAGATTGGCGAGATTTTTGCAATTGGCGGCACGACATGGAAGGTAAGAAGACGAAGCTTGGCTCGCTTTAATCCTGACGAATCAAAAACAGATCAATTAATCAATCTTGTATGTATTGACACGGATCAATCATTGCAGAAGAAAATAGGCATTGTTAGCGAAAGCAAAGTCATAGCGCCAGAAGTTTACATCGATGACTTATCAGGTGTCGGAGCAGGGTTTTTCCCTCTTACTAAAATTGTCACGGGCACAGTACGAAACAATAGGCCCGCGATTGTTACTGAGCTTGGGATTAAAAGCTCAGTTTATCAAAACCTGCAAGGGCTGTGCTCTTTCCCTGGACTGCCAACAAGTCAGGAGATAAAAGAGTTTGGACAAGACAACATAACAGTAAGCACCGGAACAATTAATTCTTCAATTGCCAGGTCGTCAGCTTTTCATTTACATGTAAGAAAAGCGGGTCTTGATGCAAATGGAGACAGCTTTGAGTTTCAGCAAATGTCGCCATATTTTGTGATTGTAGGCCGTAAGCCAGTTTCTCAATACAACTTTATTCAGATAAGGCACCCAGCACAAGAGGAGCTTGAATACAAACTTGTGCCTTTGCCAGGCGCTGAACTGCGTGCTGTATCAGATGACCAAGAATTTATTCAATTATCAGCGGCAGCAGCAGAGAACTCAAGCACTTTAAAAGAAGTTGCCAGGGAATTTAACGTGCCAGGGCTTGGATCTTTTACTGTCATAACGGCTGGTTTTCTAACAACAAAATTGTCTTTACGCTTGAACAAAGAATTTATCAGAAACCCAAGAGCCACTTCAAGCTCAGGGTCGGAAACAATTCCAAGCGTTATTACAAGAGAATTAACTTTGCCAAAGGATGGCCCTGACCCTGAAAGCCAGGTTAGTGCTATTGAGCGCGTTGCAAATATATCAAACCTTAGTGGTGCAACGAGTGGAAGAAATGGTGCGTTTACTTATGAAATTGCAGGCAACTCAGATACCCACCCTGCCGGTATTGGCTCAACAATTAATGCAACGACAAGAGAATATGTCGATTCAAACAATGTGGATCGTTTTGTAATTATTCAATGGACATTGGAAAAAATTGAATTACCTTCAGATCATTACGCTCGTGCCAACGGCAAGACTACAACTTGGGCTCCAATAGCAACCAGAGTTGTGTTTAGCTCTACAGATTTTGGCGCTGGACAAGAGTTTGAGGTCAAGCGTGGGCTGGGTTCAACCGCTGTATTCCCAAATGGAAGCACGGCATATTCAACTGCAAATCCATTTAGAAATAACAACCCTGCTGGAACTTTGCAATCGTCAGGGCAAAGATTTCAAGTCACGGGAATGACAAGTATTCCGACTGTGCCTGGTCGAAATCAAGCTTTTTACTATCAGCTTTTCGGCAGTGCAAACAGCTACAGCATTGGCGAAAGCAGAGATGCTGAGCGAACTTATACAGCGCCAGGATCAAAAAGCATTCGTCTTAGATTTGTTGCAACAGTAAAACAACAGGATAATCATTTTTCAGGTGAAACTCAGGGCTGGAACGAGCCAACCATCACCGTTGTGCGTGGGGGCAGTACCAATGAAAACTGGGACGTTGGGGACACATTTGAAGCGTTAGAGATTATTTCAACAACTAATCCATATCGAACCGTTTATGCTTCAACTGGTTTTAGAGGAAAGATTGCTGAAAGGGAAACTATTGATCTAACCGCTACTTTTACTGGCGACGTAATTTTTGAAGAACAAAGCCAATATGCAGACATTAGTCTTTATAGAAATTTGGTGCAAAAATCTAATGCCTCTGAGCCTGAGCATCAGGTTGTATATGTTAATGAAATTATGCCTAATGAAGAGAAACCAACGTTTAATGATTTGACTTTGGCAGGGCTTTCCTTGCGGGCAAGTCGAAACTTTACGCAGCTTGATCAGCTAAGGACATGGTTGGGCAGCGGCATACAAGTCGAAAGGCTGCACCCGAACTTAAACGTTTACGGAGCCGGGGGCCAATCTCAAGGCCCAAGCAATCTGTTTACTGATCTAGTTTTTTACTTGCTGACCGATCAGATGGGTGGGGCGGGAGCTGTCTTGCACATGACATCTGACAACCCATCAATAGTTGACAAAGATTTGTTGATTGAAACTTCTAGGTTTTTAGAAAAACAAGAACTTTTCTTTAACGGTGTTGTTGGCGACATGACAAATCTGCGTCAATTTATTATGGATATAGCTCCAAACTTTTTATGCAATTTTGTGCTTTCAGATGGCAAGTTTTCACTGGTGCCTGCTATACCCTATGTCCACGACAGCGGTGCAATTAACTTAGGCCCTGTTGAGATTAATCAGTTTTTTACTGCTGGAAATATTCTTCAAGATTCGTTTAAAACTGATTACCTAAGTTCAGAAGAGCGCAGGCCATTTAAAGCGGTTGTGCGCTACAGGCAAGAGGCTAAAAACAAATTACCAGAAGAAAGAGTTGTAGAAGTAAAAATCCCAGGGCTGGGCGAGTTTGACCCAAACATTGACTTGTTGCCTCAAGAGCAATTTAATTTGACGCAGTTTTGCACATCCAAAAACCATGCAGTAAAAGTTGCTAAGTATTTTCTTGGGTTAAGGCAGCTAGTTACTCACACCATCAGCTTCTCAACAACAGTCCACGGGTTGGATTTAAAGGCTGGCTCATTTATAAAGGTCGTTACAGAATCAAGTCCGTACAGTTCTGCCAACAGCGGGTCGATTAGCTCAACCGGTCAAGTCACCAGTGTCACGCCTCTAAGCGACGGGCAGTATAACGTCTCTTATTTTCAAGCTAATTCAGAAGATGTGCAATCTGGAACGATAAACGTAAGCAATGGCGTTGTTACTGATTCAACTTTCTACAGTTCTATTTTTACGTTAACCAATCCTGAGGTATCCCAAAACGTTTATGTTGTTGAGCAATTGACTTTTTCGCAGGAAGGCACTGTGGACATCGTTGCATCAGAGCACCCGTGCAACGATGATGGAAGCAGCAAGCTTGCCCACTTGATAGAAAGTGGATCATTTGTAATTAGACCTAGCTAATGGCTTTCCCTTCGCTCGTTCCAACCAGTCGCGCTTTTGATCCTGGTAGCTATCCGGTCAAAACGTTCAACTCGCAAAGCGGCGCTGAGACACGGATCCTGTACGGCAGCGAGCGCACCAATGTGAAGCTGCAGTTGTCTTACGTCAACATTGGCGACGCGTCAGCAGAACTGTTCCTTGACCATTTTGACGAAACAAAAGGCACCTTCAGCACTTTTGATTTGCCTGTTGGGTCTTTGGGCGGCTGGAGCGGAAACACTGATGCCTTGCGCTCAGAGCCGTCAAGAGTCCCAACTGTGACACTTGTTGTGACAGTTGCGGCTTCTGGTGGGGCTAACAAGTATCGGATTGATGGGTCTTCGACAGATAACCAGACGTTGACGCTGACCGAAGGCACTGTTTATTTGTTCAGCCAATCTGACTCGTCAAACTCTGGCCACCCATTGCGCCTAAGTACAACAAGCGATGGCACTCATGGCAGTGGTGCTCTTTACACAACAGGCGTCACAACGTTTGGGACTGCGGGCAGTGCTGGGGCGTACACACGAATTAAAGTCGCCAAAGACGCTCCAACCTTGTATTACTACTGCGTGAATCACAGCGGCATGGGCGGTCAGATCAACACTCCTGCGGGCACTGTGTCATCTGAATCAGGCACAGCAGCAAAGTACAGGTATGAAAGTGCGCCACAATTAACGCAGGTGCGGCCTGGGGTTAGCACTGTTACAGTGAATCTCATTGGCGTGATCTGATGGCAAAGGTCTATACCGGCAGGGATGGCGTCTTACAAGTCGCTGGTACGACTGTTGCCAAAGTGTCGAGCTTCTCGGTGCAGGCAAACCTTGAGACGTTAGAAACCACAACGCTTGGCGAGAACATTCGCAGTTACGTTCCAGGAATTGTTGGTTATACGGGCAGTTGCAGCTTGCTTTATTACAAAGAAGACAGCGGTTCAATCAACACAACAAGCTTGTTAAGCGCACTGGTCAAGACTGGTTCGACTGGTGTTACCAGCAGCGACACTGTTGATTTGACATTCCGTTGGGTTGATGGGGTGGACAACAACGACATCAAGATTAAGGCTTACGTTTCAAGCGCCACGATGGGTGCTGCTACTGCTGATCTGGTGCGTGCTGAGATTTCGTTTATTGGCACGGGAGAGCTGCTAGCCGCCACAATCTCATGAGTGTTTACCTTGGTACGTTTGGCAAAGTTGAACTCCAACGTCAGTTTGATGGCAGCGAACTTAGCTCGACAATTAATACGGGCGATGTAAACACTACGGAAAGACGTTTTAGTTTTGATTTTGAACGCGGACAGTTAATTACTGGCGATCAAATTGAAATAAAAAGCACTGATGATAGTGCTCTTGATTTTATCAATGGATACACAGATTCAAGCGCAAAAAAGTTTATTCACGTAAATGAGCTTGGCGGGATAAGGCTTTACAACAGTTTTGCTGATGCTGTGAATGGCGGAAGAACGAACGCAGTGGTGCTTGCGACTCCCGGCAATGTCATCCCAATTTCAGTAACTGTTGAAAACAATATTGCTCGTCTGTTAGCGCAGGTAAATAGCTACGAGCTTAATACCGAACGAGAAACTGTTGACACAACAACACTGTCTGATGATTTTAGGAGTCGTATCAGCACGTTGGTGTCTGGCTCTGGCCGGATGTCTTGCTTCTGGGAATATACGGGCGACACTATAAAGGAATTGCCAAACTATCTTATTGAGCTTTCTTTGCG